AACTTCAAACTTGAGACCTACTCTACGACAAATTAACAGATAGGGGGGTACTAATTTGAGTAGTATTCGTAGTCCCTCATAGCCCAAATATAGTAACTTATAACAAAATAAGGAGTGTGGATAAATGCCGAGTTTAAATTGCGCTTGTGATTCAACACCAGTTAACGCCAAAAATAGGTCTGTTATCGAGGAACAACTTTTTACCTTAAATGAAAAATTGAGCAATATTTTTCTTAAATCAGATGTGATTCTTAATATTCTTCGGCCCCCGGCTCTTTCTCCTATTGATGAATGTTGCCCGAAAGAAGTTGCCACTATTGCTGGAACGCTATGTGATATAAACGGAATTGCATCTTCGGTTTTGGAAAACACGGACATTGCAATTGATATTCTTCGCAAACACCTTGGAGAATTGAAACTCGAATATTAAAAACAGGAGTGTGGGAAAAATGCAAACAAAAGAAGTCTCAATCCTCGATTTAGCCGGAGGAGCAATCTTAGAGCAAGCCAATAATGAAACCGCCAAAATTTTAAATAACATCCTCGACCCTAACACGGATGCCACTAAACCCCGCAAACTCACGATAACGGTTACTCTGAAATCAGATTCCGAACGCGAATTAATTACTTGCGAAGTTCAAACTAAATCAACTATTGCTCCTGTTATGCCGATTGCGGCAAAGATTACTCTTGGAGAAAAAGATGGCAAGCCAATTGCCATGGAACTTACAAAAGACGATCCTAACCAGGTTCGTATGTTCGATGAAAACGAAGAACTCAAGGTTATTAAATTAGAAACTGTAGGAGGTACGAGATAGTTATGATGGATAAAGAAGCATTGCAATTTCTTATGGGGTTAAGGGATACAGAAGTCACTGAGCACAATGGATTTAGATTCGCTAATCGGCAACTTATTAAGCTACCCGAGGATGAACCTAAGGTATTCTCCACAAAAACCCTCGCCAGCCTAGTTGACATGATTGAAAAAGAAATCTCTCACGACGCCCTAAATGACCTTGTGGTCCACGTTGAAGGTCCAACTAAAGTAAATGTACTCACAACGCTTAGAGGACATCTAGATCGCTTTAATCTTTACTCTGCGGTAGCAGAATTACCAATCATTGAACTCGACAGATATTTGGACGTTGAAGCTATGAACATTATGTTAAAAAGTACATTTATTCAGAGCGACATGAGGGACAAGCTTATTAAGGTGCTTGGGAATGTAAGGGAGGACGCGATCAAGACAAGTGTTGACGATGGTATGTCTCAGCAGATTACTGTAAGGGAAGGGGTACAAAGCCTAGTTAAAATTGAAATGCCGACAATTATTAAACTATCGCCATACCGCACATTCCTTGAAGTCGAGCAACCGGAAAGCGAGTTCTTACTTCGCCTGAGAAAAGGACCCGAGGCAGCATTGTTTGAGGCTGATGGTGGGGCTTGGAAATTAGCAGCTAGGAAAAACATTAAGGCTTATTTTGAGGCTGAATTGAAAGATTTAGTTTCCGAGGGAAAAGTTGTTGTAACGGAATAATCATCTTTGACAGCGTGGGGCCAACGACATAATTTGAGGGTCCCTATTATTTAATATTGAGCCTATAAGCGATATTGATTTGGCAGGTCTTTAAGGAGTTGATAGCCATAAGAAACGAGTTAAATACCTTTACGGTTCCTCATTAGAGGTTGCGAGGATTGAGCCTAATCGCAGGGCAATAGTTTGACAAACACGCCTAGTCAGCGTATCCGTGGGAGTGTTAAACCGTAGCATAAAAACTTTATAAAGTCGCGTTATCGTAGGTCAAAACGGTGACATGGGTAGCTTATAAGGTTGCCTTCTGGATGCGTAAAAGCATTTAGAAGGTCGTAAAGGTGGAAAAATACATCGTTTTATTTTCAACTGGACTATCTAGCGCAATGACACTAGATAAAGCAATTAATAAATTTGGAACAGAAAAAGTTATTGCTCTTTTTACAGATACAAAATGGGAAGATGAAGATAATTACAGGTTTATGGGAGATATAAAAAAGAGATATCCAAGCCTTAGATTTGAGTATCGTGCAGATGGAAGAACACCAAGAGAAGTATTTCTAACTACTAGATGGCTAGGTAATTCGAGACTTGGTAATTGTTCCGTACAGCTAAAGGTTAAACAAACGCATAAATTCTTGGAAGAAATGAATAAAAAAGGGGTTACATCAATTCTTCTGTTTGGAATTGGCAAACATGAAGAACATAGGGCCGACAGCTTAAAGAAAAAATACCCTAACTACAAATGCCTATTTCCTCTAGTTGAGGAGCCTATGACAAATGAGGAAATGGTTAAGATTATTGAAGGTGAATGGGGAATCCGAATTCCACGAATGTATAGATTAAAGTTTTCACACGCCAATTGCGGTGGCCGATGCGTAAGGGGCGGCCACAAACACTGGAAGCAACTTTACGATATATGGCCAGAACGATTCAAGGAAGTAGAAGAGATCGAGGAAGAGTTTAGGAGAGTGATTAATCCTAATGTTACGATCTTAACAAGAACTGTAAGGGGACATAAGCAACCCTTAACTCTTAGAGAATTTCGAGAAGAATTGGAATGGAATTTATTTCAAGGCGTCGAGGATGAGGAAGAGGAGGAAATATGTTCTGTGTGTATGTTTTAGTTCTAGTTCAAGGGGGATGAAAAAATATGAGACTACCGCCAAAAAGCGGCCAGATTTGGAGGCATTACAAAGGGAAGAAGTATATCGTTCTTTCAATTGCTCAGTATACAGAGAGGAAGGATGAAAAATTCGTTATCTACAAAAGAGTTCATGGATTAAAAGTATGGGCTAGACCATTAAGGATGTTCATGGAAGATGTTAGTGTTGATTGGCATGTGGTTCACAGATTTACGAAGCTCGATATAAAACCCACTAGGAGGTAATGAAATGAGTTGCCCACCAGCGAAAAGTTGGCAAGTCAGAAACCAATTATGCGAGCTGCTTTATTATCCCGGTATATGCTCGGCAAAGTGTAATCGCATGTACAAACGATGGCTTGAGGAATACGAAGAGGTTAGGAAGTTGGAAGGGATAGGGTTCGATGAGTGCTTGGAGGGGAAAGATCAAAAATAAATTTTGACACAATCTAATACTTTCTTCTTCTTTTTGCAAGATTACCTAAGCCTCGTCGAACTCTGTCATGGAAAAGAATAACTTAAAAGTATATAATTAGTATGTAAGTAAACGGACGGAAACGGGGGTGTTAGTTAGTATGGTAAAGATTAAGACGAATTGCTTGAAATTATCGGAGTATAGAATTCGTCAAGGGATGAAATGCGCTGATTTAGCCAGAAAGATTGGTGTAACAAGGCAGAGTATAGCTGCTGTCGAAAGAGGGTTATCTCCTAGTCCTGATCTATCCAAGAAAATTGTCGAAGCATTGGGCATAGAATTTGACGATGTGTTTTCGATTGAGAGTGATTAAATGTGGCCGATGTTCAGATTGACAATGGCGAGTTTACAAGGATCGCAAATATACTCTTAGAAAAAACAGCTTTGTTGCACTTAAACGGGACCCAATACGCGATAATCCTTACAGTGTGGAGATTTACTTACGGGTTTCAAAGATGCGAGCATAATCTTTCAGTCACGTTTATATCTAATGCAACTGGAATATCAACAAGGGGTATCAAGAAGGAATTAAAGGTTCTCATTGATAGAAATATTCTTTTAGTCACAAAAGAAAGCACTAAAGCAGATTCAAGGAAATTGAAATTCAATAAAAATTATGATGCATGGAAAGAAGGGAATATATTGCAAAAAGAGCAGGGGAACGATTCTTCACCAGGGGAACAACTCTTCCCCTCACAGGGGAACAATACTTCCCCTCACCAGGGGAACAACTCTTCCCCTAAGAAAGAAAAGAAAGAAAACCTTAAAGAAAATAACGATGCATTCTTTGAAATGTTATGGAGCCTTTATCCAAGGAAAAAGGGCAAGGGGAAGGTAAGTAAAACCCAAAAAGGAAAACTTGCCAATATTGGCATTGACGAAATGACTAGGGCTATTGATAGATACATTGCCGAAAATAAGGGAACTGAAGAAAAATACCTTCAGTATGGCAGCACCTTCTTCAACAGCGGTTATTTAGACTACTTGGATAAAAACTACCAACAGCAGGGAGAGTCTACAAGGCAGCCAGTAGAACTTAATTTTGTTGAAACCGACTACCTCAACCAATAGGGAAGTGCATTGTATGGACGATCTTGAGGCAATTAAGCAGATCAAATTAAATTATGGACAAGCAGCTGAAAATATTATTGCTTCTGGCATTGGATTAAGACGTAAGGGTAAAAAATACCACTGTTGTAATATTTACCATCATAAGAACGGTGATAAAAATCCTTCATTAAGTTGGGATCCAAAACTATTACAGTTTCATTGCTTTACCTGTGGAATGAATATCGATATTTATGGCTATTACAGGGATCATCTAAACTATTCCCATCAAGAAGTGATGAACGAGCTTTTAGGAACGAATGATTACAAAGCAACTTCAATGCAGAAGAATCGAGATACCTTTTCTAGCGAACTAATTAATATCAAGCCAATTACGAATGAATGTTTTGAATATATCAAGTCAAGAGGCATTACCGCCGAGACTATCGCAAAGTTTGGTCTACGGTCCCATAAGGGCAATATAGCCTTTCCATACTTTAAATATGAGGTATTGGTAGGGTATAAGCTCAGAAAGCCCATAAAGGACCCTCCAAAGCCTAAAATGACCTCTCTGACAGGCTCCAAGCCATATCTATTCAATGCTCAAAATATAACCATTGGCACAGAATTGATAATTTGCGAAGGCGAATTTGATTGTATGTGTATTAATCAATGCGGCTATGAGAATGTGGTTAGCGTGGGAGCCGGAGCAAATAGTATGAACGCACTTTTGGAGCAATCTAAGGAATTCCTAAATAGTTTTGAGGCATTAATAATTGTTTCCGACAATGACGAATCAGGAAACAACATGGATAAAACATTTGTAGATATGTTTGAGGACAAGGCTAAGTTAATTGACAAAAAGTTGTATGTGAAAAACGACATTAACGAAGAGTATATGCTTTTTGGTCAAGAGAAAATTATTCAACTTATTGAGAGTGCAAGGTTCAAAATCGAGGGCAGGAGAGACTTAGACAAGAACCCATACAAAGGGTTAACGAGCATTACTGGAAGATATATCCCGACTGGACTTAACACTATCGATGATGCCATAAACGACTTAGCACCTGGATGTGTAACTTTAGTGGCTGGACGCTCCAATGGCGGCAAAACAACTCTTACAAAGCAAATCATAGCCAATGCAATTGACAAGGGCAACAAAGTCTACTTGATGAGTGGCGAGGGGAATACAGAAAAGCTAATTAATGAACTCTACCAATGTGTGACTGGTAGAATCAAGGAATATTATAACATCACCAAGGTAAACAAGAAGTTCCACAAGGAACCAACGCCTGAAGTATTGGCAGCTTTGCAAAAATGGCACAAAGAGAAGCTGACTCTCTTTAATAAAGGCGAATCTAAACTAAAAACTATCGATCAACTATTTAAGATGGTGGAAGTCGAAATAAAAATAAATAAGTTTGATCTAATCGTAATTGATAATCTCATGAGTATTTTATCAGTTCAAGCCTCGGAAAAATTAGAAGCACAAGCCGATTTCCTCCAACGGTGTCACAATCTAGCTGACAATTATCACACCCACATCATCTTGGTATTGCATCCTAATAAAACTTATAAGAAAGGAGATGATATGGATTTTGAGCAAATAAGCGGATCATCAGACATTAGCAATAAAGCAGATAATATTATTTCGGTCATTAGGGAATATGATCCGACTGAAATAGCCACGGGAATTAACGGTAAGATATGTGTACTTAAGAACAGGTATTATTCGGACCTTGCGGTGTGTAAGGTGCATTTTGAAAAAGAGACAGGTCTTTTACTGGAAATTGACGAGAAAACAAATTCGACTCTGGCCTACAAGTTTCATTGGGATAAGTACCTAGAAAAAACATTGTCAACAGAACAATTGGGCATAGAGGTAAATGAAAAAGCTCCTTGGGACTGAAGAGGGTAGGGCCATAGATAAGGTGAGGTAGGAGGGATTATGACACTCCAACAACAGTACGACGAACTTTATCAGCGAGTCCACAAAGCGATAGATTGGCTTGATTTACCTGAAAGAACCCGGGAAGAGATTGAGAAATGGCTTCCGGAATATCAGAAATTGTACGTTCGGATGATGAAGGCAGAAAGTGAGTTGAAAAATGAAACAAAACCCACATTTACCAGGCACACCTGAAGAATTTGTGAAATCCAACATGGGATTAGCTCAAAAAGTTGCTTGGGGATTTATTAAATCCGCAAGGAATGACGAATATATCAAGTTTGACAAAGACGATTTTCTATCAATTGCTTATTTGGGTTTAGTTAAAGTCTATCATAAATTTGACCCAACTAAATTCTCTAATCCGGATGGAAATCCTGTTAAATTCAGTACCTACGCCGTACCTGTGATCCGCGGGATAATCATGATCCACACAAGAGATTATGCCTACACTATCAGAAACAAGGATAGAAACGGGTTGCACATTTTTACTGATTCTCTGGACCGACCCGTAGATGAACATGGGGAAATAACTGTTCTAGACACACTCAAGGCAAGTTCCTTTGATAATTACGACCAACTTTACATTGATGACTTTTTGAGTCAACTTCAACCGAAATTCAAAAAGCTTTATGAGCTGAGAATCGTTCAAGAATTGCCACAGCAAGTTATTGCTGAGAAGTTCGGAGTAAGTCAAGTCCATATTAGCAGGCTAGAAAAGGAGCTATTTAGATTGGCTGAGGAATATGGGAGAGGGCAATTAGAGAAAGCGGGGTGATGCCATATGCTAACAGAGAAAAAACTAACACATTTTAGTTTGTTCTCTGGCATTTGACTGGAGGAATAGATTTAGCAGCCGAATGGGCTGGATTTACGACAGTTGGTCAATGCGAATTTGCAGATTATCCTAGGAAGGTTTTGGAAAAGCATTGGCCCAATGTACCGCGATGGAGGGATGTAAAAGATGTCACAGCAGAAAGCATTAAAAAACGAGGGATATCAAACATCTCCCTCTTATCGGGGGGGTATCCATGTCAAGGAGAAAGCGTTGCCGGAAAGCGCAAAGGAAAAGACGATTACAGATGGCTTTGGCCCCAAATGTACAGAATCATTCGAGAAATTAGACCTAAGTGGGTGCTTGGAGAAAATGTTGTTGGACATGTCACTTCTGGACTCGATGAAGTTCTCTCCGATTTGGAAAGAGAAGACTACTCCGCAAGGGCGTTTGTATTACCGGCTTGCGTATTCGGCGCAAATCATGAAAGATACAGGGTTTTCATTGTTGCCAACTCCGGCAGCCAGCCAACTATTCAAGCCGATCAGACCCTTAGCGCCTTCAGAACGGAATGGAACCCACGGAACAATGACTTGCGCTGCCCTGGGGAATATTTATCCAGAACTTATTGGGAAGTACATCAACCCCCAATATGCGGAGTGGATGATGGGGCTGCCGATTGGATGGAGCGAAATAAACCAAGACTTTATGCAATTGGGAATATGGTAGTTCCTCAACAAGTCTACCCAATCCTTAAAGCTATAGCAGAAATAGAGAAAGCGGGGTGAGATCATGAGTACACTTCAGCGAACCTATGGAACAGTTCTCTTGGAAAAATTAGTGAACCAACCAAGTCAGGTTGATAGCGATCTCGCGGAGTATAAGATAGACATCGATTACTATAACAAAACGGGAGAAATAAGAAAATTGGGTAACGCTAAAACAACTCCGATTATTGACTCTTTAGCTGCAGAGAAGAAATTAAGAAAAGAAATAACAACTCTCGAACAATTTGAGAAGATTGGGGATTACAAAACGGTCGCAAAAGTGTATAGCGTAAGTTCTGATGTAGCCAATGGTCTTAGATTGTCTTTAATTCCGAGTCAAAAGAAAGTTAAGGATAAAACAAAGGCACAAATTATGCGTGAGGAACTGACGACTCTGGCGAAGTTTGAGTCTGTTGGATCAGACGGAGATGTTGCCAAAAAGTATAACATTGGCAAAACTTCTGCGAATATGTGGCATGCAAAACTGAGGAAAGAGGAAGGAGAGAAGAAAATGGAAACAATGTCAGAGCAAAGGACATCGACTCAATCGGAAGTAGAAAATTTCTTCATGGATGCCAAACCAAATGTTTTACCAAAAGTTGAACTTGATGAAGAGGCAAAATCATCCTCTAGGAGCAACGAGGATTGCTCAGGAGAGGTTAGAAATGAATATGTGGGAGATTGTGCCAAAGTTAATTTGGAGGGTGTTGAGACAGCAGATTCATTTATGCGTATTTTTGGATTCAGCAGGGTAGCAGATGCTAATCCTGAAACAGTCGATGATCTTCAAGGCTTAGTCGAGCCTGAGCCGACTTGGAATCCCGCTCTCGAGGAAACAAAAACAATTCTTAAAGGATATGACAAATACTTGGATCGCCTACTAAAAGAGGTTAAAAAACCTATCGATGATGAAAAATTGCAAGATGAAGAAATTTGGTCGTTCATTTTTGAAGGTATTCAGGAGCTAAGAGACAGGACCATTAAAAGGGCAATAAGGGATTTTGAAAATAATGTTAGGGATAAGTTTCATAGCCAATTAACAACTATAGATTTAAGGCGATAATGGAGGGTGAAGAATGATTATTCTCGGTATTGATCCGAGTTTAACCTCAACAGGAATATGTGTTATGTCTGAAGATGGGCGGGTTCTTGAATCATTGGCCATTAAACCGGACTGCAAGGGTCCTGAAAGATTAGCATTTTTTCGTCAATCACTTGTAAATCTAATCGGACTAAGAGGAAGTAGAATAAACGCTTTCATCGAAGGTTATGCCTTCGGAGCCAACAACCAAAGAGAAGCACTAGGAGAGCTTGGAGGGGTGCTGAGGATTACATTGTACGATCAGTGTATAGATATGACCATAGTTCCTCCGACTCGCCTTAAACAGTTTGCTACAGGTAAGGGAAACGCTGACAAAATAGCAATGGGTGTGGCTTTAATGAAAGAATTCGGTCTAGAATATCCCACTTCGGACCAGACAGACGCATTCTGGCTTGCGATATTTGGACGAGCGTACTTAGGATTAACCCCTGAGTTGCCTAAATATCGCGCGGAGATCATTGAAGATATTAAGAATCCTAAGAAAAAGACAAAGAAGAGATAGGAGAAGATTAATGAATCAACAAGAATCTAACAAAAATAAACAGAAGATTGGGAATTGCAGGAGCTGTCTAGCAAAATACCAACATGTTACAGAAAGACCGTGTCGAGATTGTAAGCCTTTAGGCAAAGGAGTTGCCACGAATGGGTAAATATTGTGAGGGTTGCGAACATGAAGAAAAACAGCGCAATATGGAACCGTGTAAAGAATGTTTAACGCCATGTAGCACTTATAAAAAACCAGGAACATGGATTAGTGAAAAGTTTAAGGAAGGATCACAAGTAAAAATACTTACTAAACTAATAAATACAACTGACCCGATATTTATACCCACACGCAAATACCCCGATGATGGTGGTGCGGATTTAAGAGCGAGGATTGAACATCCAATTACGCTTTTTCCGCATGAAATATGGAAAATACCAACGGGTGTCGCGGTAGAAATACCCAAGGGATATGTTGGCTTAATCCAGCCAAGAAGTGGGGCTTCGTCGCAAGGCAAACTGGTTATCACAGGAACTATTGACTCGTCTTATCGTGGGGAAATGGTTATGAGTGTATTAAATCCATTAGGTATTAACTCCGTAAAGATTGAACCTGAGGAGCGTTTGGGCCAGCTTGTGATTATACCCTGTCTTTTAGCTGAATTTGAGCAAGTGAACGAGTTATCTAAGAGTGATAGAGGAGAGAAAGGATTTGGTTCAAGTGGAAAATTCTAATCTTTGTCCAGAGTGCGGCTCCAAGATAATCCACGAAAGCGGATGTAAAAGCTGCCCGAATTGCGGATGGGGGTTGTGCGGTTAATGGCTTGGCATGATGAATACCCGCATAAGGTTTATGCTTCAGTCCTTCTCCTTGATGGAAAAATCGAAAACTGGAAGATTGGTGGTTCCCCAAAGAAACATGCTGGCGATTGGAGCAACTTCTGGAAGTTGGATAGGATCAATGATTATACGGTTCAATTTACAGAATTTGTCGTTAACAACGATAAGGAGCACAATGAAGCATTTGAAAAGCTTGCTCCCGAATGGCTTAAACAATGGCTTATAGCTGATGATTTCGTGGGAAGTAGGCCGTACAGAGAAAAGAAAAATTATTTGGAGATTGCTAAGTCATACCTCAAAAATAGTAACTGTATTCGCCGTAAATACGCCTGTGTGATTGTTGATAATCTTGGGGATATAATCTCCTACGGATGGAATGAATCTCCTCAGAAATGCAAAATATGCGCTCGTGAGGGCAAGGAACACAATACTGGATACTATGACGATTGCCCAGCTGTACATGCTGAAGCAATGGCACTCAGAGATATTAGTATCGAGCAATCAAGGGGATCAACGCTTTACTTGGTATGTAACGAGGAAGATCATCCAAGTCAATGCCCGATATGCCGAAAATTGATGGATTGGTATGGCGTAAGATTGGCGAAGGGAGAAAGTAATGAGTAGTCAATTCACTTGTAAGCAATGCGGCGGATGTTGCGGTCCGGTTCCGGCTACTAAGACTGAATTTGAGGCTATAAAACAAGTTGTTAACTCAATGTCGCAAGAGGAACGCAAACGGCTTAAAGATCAAGATAGAGGAGAACTAACTTGTATTTTGCTCGACACAGAAAATAAGCGTTGTTCGGTTTATAATGCCAGACCCTTGATATGCCGCCAATACGGACAAATAAGGGAGTTGCAATGCCCTAACAATAAAGGGCTAAGGTTAAAAAGTGGACGAAAAGAGACTATGAAATATACTCGTTTTAATATTGCAGGAATACTCAGTTTTGATATTGGGTGGAAGGAGTTGGAACAATGATTAAACTAATGATGTTTGCTTTAAGGAATATTGACAATGAAAAGACAAGCTAATTACTCGGTCGATAGTGATTATCCTCCCGAGGTCCAAATGATGATGGCCGAAGCAACGCATTGTTTAAATTGTGGCAAGAAACTTAATTATCTTCAGCGAAAGGAAGGGCGCAGGAATCGTGGATTTTGTACATTATCTTGCTATTACTTAAAGCCCCCAAAGATGGCGTATGTTGAAAAAGAATACGGTAAGCCGGTTAAAGGGGTTATCTTAAAAATGCTGAATGATGGAGCTAGTATTATTGCCGTAGCAGAACGATTAGGGATCAGTAAGCCACAGTTTTATGAGTGGATGAAAAAATTAGGAATAAAAAAGAAAGTGGTGTGGAGATGAAGGTTACCTTAGTGGATCGCAATATGACAGGAATAGAAAGTATGATTCAGGCTCTTGGAATATGCAGGGGGAAGGATTGTACTAAGGAAACATTAGAAAAGGCTCTAGAGGCTAGACCTGTTCCTCATTTGAGTGTTCTGGAGTTTGGGTGGGTTATGCTGAAGGTTGAGGGAGTAAGCGTAAAAACAAGAATTCAACTTGAAAGGCATAGATTATTTTCTAGCATGGAGCGTAGCACTAGAAGCATTGATGTGAGTGAGGCTGAACCGATAACTCCTGAAACAGTTAAGGACAAAGCATTCTTTAATGAACTACTCGAAGAACCCCTAGAAAGCTATCAAGATAGATTACTAGCCGGGGAATCTCTTGAGGATTGCTCATATCTCCTCCCATTGGCGATAGGAACGGATTTTTTCTTAGCTGGAAACCTTCGCGTATGGTTCGAGTATTTTCAAAAACGACTTTGCAAAAAACATGTGCAGGACGAGCATTATCGATTAGCAAGGGAAATGCACAGAATAATAAGAGGAGTATTCCCGATCGTAGATAAAGCTGTTCCTTGCCCAACTTGCGGAGAGTGCGCCAATGAAAAGTTATCTTAATCGAGAAGAGAAAACGCAAGCCCTAACACTAGCCTCATTCATAGCCTACACAACAGAAAGATCAGACGATTGGGAGAAAATAGGGCGCTCCAAAGATTCTGTTAAGTCTCTCAGAATGGCTAAATCCTTTGCCACCAGGGCATTAGATACAATGTTTGAAGGGTTGAATGAATCTGAGAGAGTAAACATTATGGCTCAGGTCGCAAAGATGGAAGTTGTTGTAAGGTACAGAGATGAAGCTGTCAGGGAATATAAACGTATGCTGGAGCTTGACAGCGTTACGCCAGTACAGACCGTAGATTTAATGGATATCTGCGAAAAAGCCGTTGAAATGTGCTGCAACTGCTCAGAAAATCCTAATAGTTGCAAATGGCGAAAGTTGTTTATCGAGTATGACATTCCAGTTTGTGATGAAAGCCCTGAGGATGGGAAATGTCCTTATAAAAATAATCAGGAGGATTAAAGAATGAGTAATGATTAGCTTAAATTAACAATAGATGGTGGCGATAATGAACTATTTGTCAAAGCAGATGAAATTATAGCTATAAGGAGGTTTGACGAAGGAAACGGAATGATGACTTTTTTGTGGTTGCAAGGACATGATAAACATTTTGTCGTACACGAAATGCCCAGAACAATTATTCAAATGATTGGTGACAAAGAAAAATCCTAAAGATAATGTCCATATAAATTTAGTAATTAGGAGGAACGAAACAAATGAACATCTATGAAATCAGAAATGCAGGAAGAGAATACTGCCAAACTGAAGGGTCTGAACATTATAAAGCTGTGGACAAACTAGAGCCTATTGATTTGATTGTTGCCAAGGGATTAGCCGAGGATTTCTGTTTAGCAAACATTATCAAGTATGCAGCTAGGTTTAAGAAAACACAGAACTTGAATGATCTGCGGAAGATAAGTGATTATAGCCATATTTTGTGCGGGGTTAAAATTGCGAAAAAAACAGAGAGCGAGATCAAGGAGAAACAAGAAGTTAAGAAGGTGGGGGCGAAAAGAATTCGATGCTTAGATGGATACTGCTCAAACCACTTTGTAAAGACATTCGATGACTCGTTTCGTTGCCGGCTATGCTTCAGATTCGGCAGTGATATAAATGAATGTAAATTTCGAACTTCTGAGGAAATTGAGGAAGCAAAATGATAATAGATAAACTAAAAGCCAAGCTCAATAAAAACAAAAACTTGACTAAAAAGATCGAAGAACTGGGATTTACCGATAGAACTTATCATTGCTTGAGACGCGCAGGAATCGCCACTGTAGGCGATTTGGTGAGGATGAGTTGGAAAGACCTCATGGGGTGCAGGAATGTCGTGAGGAAAACTTGTGAGGAAATCGAGAGAGTTCTAGATGGTATGGGATTGGGATTGAGAAAGGATGATAAATAAATGAACCCTGACTCGTTTGCATTTTTCTTTGCAGTAGGAAATATTGTGTGGAATCTTTTGGAACTCAAGAAAAGGCCTGTTGTCTCATTAGTATTTGTTCTTTTATGGATAGTCGTTGCAATAATCTCGGCTTTAGGATATTGGAAAAATTGAGGTGAAACTATGAGCCTTATTGACCAAATAACAATCCGAAAGGAAGAACTTGCTAAAGTGATAGACAGAAAAGAAAATCTCGAGAACGAGATTGCTGAGCTTGAACAAAAGTGGAATAGAGAAAAAATTAATAATCAAATGGCCTGCCTTGATCCGGTTAAACTCGTCGATGGTGGCGGTTGTAGGGGATGCAGATTCGAGGATCAATGCAGCTACGAGGGGAAGAATAGGAAGTTTAAGTTGTAAGGGGGATACAGAAATGAATCAATTAAAAATTAATGTTGGCGGCATAAAGTGCGACAATAAAGAATGTGACTTTAAGGATATGACAGTTCTGTTCAAGGATTACGATAAATGGTTGAATAAACCATGTCCAAAGTGTGGGAGCAATCTCTTAACACAACAGGATTACGATGCGGTTAAGGAGTTGATTGATATTGTCGAAATTGTAAACGATTATTTGCCAGAAGCGAAAGATGATGAGCAATTATATAAGATGCGAGTTGATTTTCACGGAAACGGAAAAGCAATTTTTTCTAATATCGAACCCTTGAAGGTGGTCGAATGAGCAATAAGCGCCCGGAATGGTATTACTCAACAATCAAGCGCATAGCAAGATACACAAAACAAAAAGACAGAGCAGACATACTAGAAATGAGACTACAGGAGCAGGGAGCAAAGCTCACACCAGTTTATTCTAGTCAACCTCATGGCTCCGGTGTAAGCGATCCAACGGGTAATCAGGGTGATAAGACCATGCAGGATCAAGAAGAACTAAGGGCAATAACCATAGAGCTTAAAACCTTAGCCTTGGCAATCTCAAAGTTAAGCGAAGAAAAGCAGTTAATAATAACCGAAAAGTATATTCAGGGTGAGATGGACAAGTATGTATTTTGGGTATTGAGGAAGCAATATGGGATAAGGAGTCGGGATACCTATTACAGGTTTAAGGATGAAGCAGTAATGGAGTTGGCTGAAATATTAGGGGAAAAGAAGATTTGAGAGCGGAAATGTCCATTGTGACTTAATACCAATTATAATAGGAAGAAACAAGAATTATTTTAGCGAATCGGACAATCATTGTACTTTTATCGTACAAGCGCCATACAAAAAGTTTGGGGAAAGTATGATAAGCTGTACTTAGAAATCTATCATAAGTTATTTCATGGCCTTGGCTCATTGACATTTCCTACTCCTCCAAGACGGTTCGAAAATATTCGGGCCGTTTATTTTTTTAGGGGTGTTTATTGTGAATTGTAAAGATTGTGTATACGTTAAAAACTGCATACGAAAAAGCAATCCCCCTGAAAAATGCGCTAAGTTTCTGAGGTACGAGGATTCTGATAAGTTCAAGGCGTTAGAAATGCAAATGCGCACAAACAGAGGGGTGAGCTTACCGCGTGAATAATCCAAAGTGTTGGCATTATGATTCGAAGGATATAAACGACAAGGCTAATTGCCCAAATTGTTTCCGTTGGATCGGGGAGAAATGCGAGAACCATAACCAGTTAATCGAGATGCACGAGGGGCAAAAGAAAAAGACCCGTGAGGGGTCTTGATTTTGTCATTCTGCAGCTTTATTATCCTTGCGTTTTAACTCCCTCATCCTCCACCGTAATTCTAAGGCAGTGATCGCGGTTATCTTTAATCCCTCATCCATGTAATAGGATTTGTCCATGGTATCGACAGTGTTATCGTTTTCGTCCGTCCAAGAATTTCCGGCCCAAAGGCTGAATGCCCAGTATAAAATTGCTCGATGGCCACTGCCGAAGTCTGTGTCAAAGATTTTATGCCATTTAATTTCACGACGGTCGGGCTTGATGTGACTAATAGTTTTACCCCTAAGTTCTGGATCTGACGTAAGAATGTAGACCGGACCTATCCATTCGAGGTCATTGAGTAGTTTCCCCGGGCATAGAGCTAAGAAAGTTTTTTCGTGAGCATGGTCGTTAAACATGGTAATTCCTCCTTTTTCTTCTTTTACTCGTGACCATAAGTTTAGTGGTTTTATTTCTTCGCCTTTATCCCTCATTTAACCAAGAGACGAAGGCGAGGAAGTAATTACTCTTATTTAGCCCACCATTCGTAATAATCGTAACCGTTTGGATGCTTAAATTTATGCACTTCCATCATGCAGTCAAGTGTATTGGCTAAATTAACAAGTGATGGGTTTTCTTTGTTATTCCAATCGATACCCCATCTTTTAACCATGAAGCTACCGATTGTAGGGCAATTGGACATTTCGAGTTTTTCACTTTCTTCGATTATCTCGCCGACTGTAAACATGTTCAACACTCCTTTAATTTGTTTTAGCTTCTTCATTCGCTCACGCTCCCTAGTGTTAGGAAGTATGAGCGAGGGAAGAATCCCTCTTAGTTATTGACGCAATTCAAGCTGTTCTTCGTCAATAGAAAACCACGGTGTATCAATGGGATCAAGATAGTATGTGTAGCTAAAGTATGTTTTGCCCGATCTTGAGTCTAGACCTATTATTTTACGTCTCCCCAAATTAACACCATTAGGATTTGTCCAGTTGACATAATCGCCAATTTTAAATTTCCTTTCAGCGGTTGGCTTTTTACTCATTTTTAATCCTCCTTTGTTTTATTTGATTAATGACATTGTAATGCTATGACATTATGATGTCAATATACTTATGAAAATATTTATGGTATTTTTCAGGGTAAATAAAAAAACCCGCTATTCATGCGGGCTTTAGAGTCTTTAGAAAGTTTATCCTAAGTATTTAATTAGTAGTTCATTGATTAATTCATTGGCGTTTACGGCCTGAAGTCCTTCAAATATTATTACTTGATCGGGAGTTTCGAAGTGCTGAACTAACAGTTTTATCATTAAGGTATTAAGACTTTCTCCGGTATCAATTTCGTTATACTTCATCTTTTTCCAAATATCTAATGGAACTCGAACACTGGATTGCTTACTAGCAATATAAAGTGGAATTCTTTTTATTTCATCAGGCATTTTTATTCACTCCTTCAATTACATCAATTATGACATTGTAATGTGATGGAGTCAATAAAAACAGCACTAAGTTATAAAGTTATAAGACTAGTAATATCTGATCTAAAGGTAATTCTATTAGATTTGATATTAGTAGGCTCAGAAGGAAAATATGAGCGCGCGAGGTGATTATAGGCAATGAAGGGCGATGTTAAGTATACAATAAAGGCATGGACAGTTGCGCTCTCTTTAATTTTCACGGCCGGAATGTTACTACATGATTTTTTGGTTACGTTATTTGGCGGTTTGTATTGGATAAATTGGTAGAGAGGCGATATTATGGGCGCTCCAATTGGGAATAAGTTTGCTTTAGGTAATGATGGAGGAAGGCCATTAAAATATAAGTCTGCTGCAGAAATGCAGACCGTAATTGATCAATATTTTACGGATTGTGAAGGGAAACCGCTTATTAATGAGGAAACAGGAGAACCATTCCTAAATAAGTATGGAGAACCTATAATAACAGGGGCAAAACCGCCGACTATTACCGGATTGGCTTTAGCATTGGGATTTACGAGTAGATTAGCATTACTGAATTATGGCGAGAGGAATGAGTTTTTTAACACAGTCAGGCTTGCTAAGGCTAGAGTAGAGGCGTATGCAGAGTCTAGACTGTTTGATCGTGATGGAGTTAATGGTGCTAAATTCAGCCTTGCTAACAACTTTAAAGGCTGGAAAGAGACTCAAGGTCTAGAGATCACAGGGGCAGATGGCACTCCGCTTTTAGCTAATCAGATTACAGCTCTGTCGGACAAGGACCTGCAGCAGTTGTTAGAGATCATGGAGAGATCGCAAATCCAAGGCGAAATAGTAGATGTCGAACCCTCAGAGTAAGGTGTAAATGTCCTTGAGTGGTGGACTTTACCTCTTATAATCAGTAGTTCAACTATCTATCTGAGTGTATAAAACCCCGAAAACGTTGGTATAAGCGGGACACAGGGTTTTGTGCGAATGTGACAAAAGGTTATTGTGTCACATTCGCTCTTTGCCAGGCTTATATTTTCCAGTATTGCCGATAAATAAAACGCTATCTGTTGCCGGCATCATGCCCGAGGGATTGCCCTGCTGGCATCAGTTGTCTTCGCTTTACTGCTGCTTTTTCTTCTGTAGTAGCAGGGTGGGTGGCTGACCGGCTGCAGCTTTTCTGTTTCTGCTGATTTTGTTTTTTCAGAATTCTGAGGTTTGGATTTTAGATTTGACCCTCCCCTACACCCAGAACCAGCATTTCGGGTAAAGGGCGAATTGTATATAATTATCATTTCCTTATTCCAATATTTTTTCAAGTGCTGAAGTTGTTCGTTTCTCACTCCTTTTTTAAAAGCCATAATCAAGTATTAATGCCCCTCAAATACTTGTTCACCGTTATAGCCAAGCAATGGAGTAATCAACGGTTTAAACAACGGTATAATCTACCCTCCCCATACCCATAAACCATGGGTGGGGTATTAAATAAAAATGACCACCCTGAATATGAACTATATATTTTGGAAAGGATTTGGTTTTTTCCTATCGAAGGCTTGAAGGGTTTACCCTGAAAAGCTCGGAGATGGGCACGTAAGGAATACGTTATTACGTGTTTTGACTCCCAAAACATTGAAAACCTTGCGTACCAATGGCTTAAGCCTATTTTAACTTGGCAATTTAATAGCATACTTTAAAGTAATGTTGGCATTTTAATAGCATGGCAAAAGGATGTGTTTCTATTGTCTGTCAGGCAAAAAATAACCACTTTTGATAATAAAACAGGGCTAGTGTTAAGCGAAAAAGAAAGAGGTTTATATAATCCTTTCGATCCAGAAAAAGGATACAACTATAAATACAAAAGCTTTTGTATTAAGTCATATCT